TGGCAGAAGATCAGCCATACGGTAAATCACACTTTGATTATGTTTCGTCTATCTACGGTGAGCGTGAAGAAGTAATGAACAAGTATAGTACGTTGTTTATTGATTCTATCACGGTTGCCGGACGCTTGTGCTTTCAATGGTGTCAACAACAGCCAGAAAGTAGATCAGATCGAACAGGTAAGTTGGATACAAGATCAGCCTACGGTTTACATGGTCGTGAGATGATGGCTTGGCTAACGCATATACAGCACATTAGAGAAAAGAATGTAATCTTTGTTGGTATCTTGGATGAAACAACTGATGATTATAATCGTAAGCAATATTCTCTACAAATCGAAGGCTCTAAGACAGGGCGTGAACTACCAGGCATTGTGGATGAGATTATCACGATGTCTATTTTAACTGGTGAGAATGGACCCTACAGGGCCTTTGTGTGTCAGGCTTTAAACGAGTGGGGTTATCCTGCAAAGGATCGCTCTGGTCGTCTTGACGTGCTTGAAGAGCCACATCTAGGTAAACTGATTGCCAAAATGGGGAGCGGCAAACCCCAGTCTGAAAGACCGTTAGATTTTGTTGATCCTAAAACACAAACACCAAAAGAGGAGGTGAATAACAATGATTAATTTAAATGAAGTACAGCCAGAAACAGGTCAAATGGAAAGAACTTTAATTCCACTTGGCACAGTAGCTAGAGCAATCATCTTGGTTAAGATGGGCGATGTAACAATTCCAGAGTTTGGTAATGGTCAATGGTTTAAAAAATCGCAGTCTTCATCAGCTAAATGGATGGAGTTAGAATTTACAATTGTAGGTGGTCAGTTTGATCGTCGTAAGTTCTGGGATAGAATTTTTGTTGATGGCGACAAGTTAGGTGAAAGTGGCATTCCATTGGCTAAAGAAATTGGTTTGCGTACTTTGCGTTCTATTATTGAAAGCGCAAACGCTCTTGATCCAACAGATGCGTCACCAGAAGCTCAAGCTCGTCGTCAGATCTCTGGCGTTGAGGATCTAAATGGTATGGAGATTTGTGCCAAAGTAGGTGTCAAGAAAGGGACAAATGGCTACGAAGATGCAAATAAGCTTATGGTAGCATTGACACCAAACCAAAAAGAGTTCATTTCTTCAGGTAATAACGCTACTCAGCAGGTACAACAACCATCGTACCAGCCACAGGCACCAGCTCCGGCACAGGCAGTTTCTAATAGTCCTGTACCAAGTTGGGCGAATAAATAATCTAGCGGCAGGACTCTTAAGTGTCTGCTAGAAACACGGAACGGGGGGCCGTGAGCCGCTAACCCCCCAACTTTCTAGTAGCGCAAGGATAATCAAATGTTATTAAGACCCTATCAAGAGGTCGCTGTGTCAGATGCGTCAGCAGCATTAGACAAGCACAACAACACAATCGTAGTAGCACCCACAGGGGCTGGAAAAACTATTATGATGTCTGCCTTGATTGGTAAGAGGCATAAAAAAGGAAAGCGCGTCCTGGTTCTACAACACAGAGATGAGTTGGTAGAGCAAAACAGCATTAAGTTTAATAAAGTAAATCCATACATTACTACCAGTATTGTAAATGGTACGATAAAACATTGGGACGGTGAAGCAGTCTTTTCTATGGTTCAAACCATGTCTAGGGATGCTAACTTACGACACCGACCTAAATTTGATATGGTTGTGATAGACGAAAGCCATCACGCTGCCGCTCGAACATATCAAAAGATAATTGATGCAGTTTTAGAAGACAACGAAAAAGCTGAAATTGTAGGCTTTACAGCCACTCCTAATCGTGGAGATGGAAAAGGTTTAAAAAGTGTCTTTAATAACTGCTCACATCAAATTGAATTAACTACACTAATTCGTGAGGGCTTTTTAGTTAAGCCAATTGCCTACGTTATTGACGTTGGTGTGCAGGGAGAATTGAACGAAGTCAGAAGACTTGCTAACGATTTTGACATGGAGCAGGTTGAAGCAATTATGAACCGCACCATTATTAATGAGCGTGTGGTTAAAGAATGGTTAGAAAAAGCTTCAGATAGAAAAACCGTTGTTTTTTGTTCTACTATTCGCCACGCAAATGCTTTGCTTAATGAGTTTATTGCAAATAATATTAATGCAGAAATAGTAACTGGAGAAACGCCATCTAATGAACGTGCAGATATTTTGCATAGTTTAGAGTTTGGTGATGTCCAAGTGGTTATAAACGTAGCTGTTTTGACTGAGGGCTTTGACGCTCCTCCTGTCTCCTGCATTGTGCTTACCAGACCATGTTCCTACAAATCCACAATGGTTCAGATGATTGGTCGAGGTCTGCGTATCATTGATCAAGAGATACATCCTGGGTTAATTAAAAAGGATTGCATTGTTTTAGACTTTGGTACCAGTATCTTAACTCATGGTGCTTTGGATGAGAATGTAAACCTAGATGGTGCACCAGAGAATGTTAATGAAGCTGGTCCAGAAAAACAATGTCCAGAGTGCGATTTCATTATTCCAGCTAACTCAAGAGTATGTCCTAACTGTGGTCATGGCTTTGAGGGTGTTGTTAAATCTGAGCTATCTGACTTCTCACTAACAGAATACGATCTTATGCAGCTATCTCCGTTTAGATGGTTAGACATCTTTGGAAATGGCTCTTGTATGATGGCTACTGGGTTCCAAGGCTTTGGTATTGTTGCTACGGTAGACGATACATCAATAGCCATTGTTAAGGCTAAACATGGTAAACTGAGAGCCGTTTCCATTGGTGCTCGTGTTCAAGCAACTTCGGCAGCAGATGATTTTCTTCGAGAGATTGAAGATAGTAGCGCGGCTAACAAAACAAAAAGGTGGCTTTCACAGTCTCCCTCTCCATTGCAAGTAAAGCATTTAAGGTCAAATGGCGTTGATGTTGGGCCAATGGATTTCTCTTGGGATAAGTATCGAGCGGCATGTTGGTTGAGTTATCTTTGGAATAAGAATGACATTGATACAATGGTGGAGGGCATCGGTGATGAATAGGAATGATTTAATAGATTTAGCAAAAGAATTAATAAATGGCGACAGGGCAGAACTCTATGGTGACGTGAAACTTAACCATGAGCGCATAGCATCTGGATGGAATATAATAACCCAGGGAGCTATCAAAAGTCACGGTCATTTGACACCAGCGCACATTACGTTGATGATGGACTGGGTAAAGACTTGTAGATTGTTAGAGAGCATAGACCACAAAGACTCTTGGGTAGACAAGATAGGCTACTCTGGTTTGGGTGGTGAAATGGCAACAGGGGAGCAATGATGCCAAGATTTGAAATGTCTATATTACTTGCGTTGGAAAACAAAGTTGGGGAGGTTAGCACAGAAGAATATGATATGATTTGTTGGGCTGATAATCCAAATGACATTGAAAAAATACATGAAACAGCAACTAGAATCGTTGATGCACATACGGATGATTTAATTGATTTAGAAAAAGTAGTTCTGTTTGCAATAGCCTATATAACAATGAAATCAAATAAAGTAATAAACTTACTTTTTGAAAATAAAGAAATTAACAAGAAAAAAATAAATCAAGTTATGGACTTATACAGTCTAGATTACACGAACAAAACATTACATTGAGGGAGAGATATGTATTCAGATCCAAGAAAACCTATAGACGAACTGTCATTAATTTTTAATGCCATCGGCTGGGAAAAAAGATTGTGCGATTTAACAGAAAAACAAGTTCAAACATTAATCTTTGGGTTGCAAAATGCTCAAAGAATAGAAGGGGAGATAACTATTGGAAAACTCGAAGACACTTACTATGAGTCAACTGGCTGCACCGCAACCACCAGTCTCCCCTTTTAAGAACATTATTGACCATATTGAACTCGCTGTTGATAAAGCAATCGTTGAGGTTAATGATAAAAAACCTAGAAGAAAATACTTAGGTGCTTCTTCAATTGGTGATGAGTGTTCAAGAAAAATTCAATACAGGTTTATGGGCTATCCGTCTGACAAAGAAAAAGAGTTCAGTGCTAGGACACTGCGTATCTTTCAGTTTGGACATGAGATCGAGGATTACGCTGCAAAGTGGTTAAGAGATGCAAAGTTTGATCTTAGAACAGAAGACACAGATGGTAAGCAGTTTGGGTTTTCAATAGCAGACGATCAAATCAAAGGTCACATAGATGGTGTGATTTGCGATGGCCCTGTGACTATGAGCTATCCGTTCTTATGGGAAAATAAATCCGCAAACGACAGGAAGTTTAAAGAATTTATTAAGGTTGGTGTTGCAAAGGCCAATAAGGTTTACGCAACTCAAATAGCTTTGTACCAGGCGTACATGGATTTAGAAGAAAACCCGTGTTTATTTACGGTTGTTAATAAAAATACGAGCGAAATTTATTATGAATTAGTTCCGTTTAATAAGCATCTCGCTCAGTCTGCAAGTGATAAAGCAGTAAATATCTTAGCAGCTATAAAATCAGGTGAAACTCTACCAAGAATTGCACAAAGCAAAGATTTCTTTTTGTGTAGGTTCTGTGATTTTCAAAATACTTGTTGGGATTAATAAAAATAAAAATATAAACGTGGGTGGTAAAAATGGGTGTAGTTAGAATTGGAAATACAAAATCAAAAAATCTAGCAGATGATATTAGTGATAGAGTACCAAGATCAGTACAGCTTAAAGCATTAGTGGACACATATCCCAATGGGATAATGAGAGGTACACAATTTGAAATTGGTTCTTTAAGTGGAGAAGAAGGTAAGTCATTAAAAATATCTGTTGATGTAAATAGGTCAGACTTCATGCAAGGTATGGATTTCAGTACCCATGAAGGTGTTGGCGGTATTACAAAGATTATGATGGAGGGCAGAGGTATGACGTTGCAAGACGTGTCTGAATACTTTGCTGATTACTTGGGTCCAGAGTTTCGTCCACAACCACCAGAAAATCCTGTTAATCTTAATCTAAGCAAAGAAGCTGCAAAGCCTACTAAAATGAATATTGATATTAACACTGCCCATGATGGTGAACACGTTTATACATCTAATGAGGGTGAAATTATCTGTCTTGTTAGGCGTTACATATCAAGGGATGAAAGTGGTGAAGTTGTTCGAGGTAATGACGGTAAAGCTAAAAAAGAATTCCGTCAGTTCTCTGGCAACAGCCCATTTCCAAAAATGCCCGACACAAGACCTCTATATAATATACCAGGCATATTAGAAGCCGAGCGTATTATATGGGTAGAAGGTGAGAAATGTGCTGATGATCTAAATGCCTTGGGTCACACAGCTACCTGTCATTTAGGGGGTGCTGGTATGCTTTCTGTTAGATCCGCACCAAGCTATGACTTCTCTCCGTTACAAGGCAAGCAAGTAATTCTATGGCCTGATAACGATAGTGCTGGCATCAAGGTGGCTAAATTAATACAAGACCTAGCGACAAAAGCTGGAGCGACCTCTGTAACAATGCTAACACCTCCAAGGGGAAAGCCAGACAAGTGGGACGCCTCTGATGCCATCTCTGAGGGATTTGATGTTAGTAATTTTCTAAACGCACCACAGCATAAAACAAAACAAAACATATCATTGCGTGATGAAAGTTTACTTGTTTCCAATATGTTTGTTGGTTCGGCTCCAGAGCAAAGGTTTTTAATTGGTGATACAATACCTCTTGGCGTTCCAGTTGTGTTTGCAGCCGCTGGTGATAGCGGTAAAGGTATGATGACACTAGATCTTGCAATGAAGGTTGCATCTGGTGAATCAATGCAAAGTTCCTTTGGTGGCTTTGTAGCTAATCACGGCAATGTTGTATTGATGTCAGCAGAAGATGATAAGGATGAGCTGCACAGGCGTATTGAAAGACTTGATCCGTTAAATGCTCGAAACAGTTATGAATACGATCTGCGTGTATT